AGTAATGCACCTCATAAAAGAGAATTTCAATACTTGTCTAACTCTTGGTCACCTATGCAAAATATGGCATACATAGCAAGAATGGCATGCACAGAAGATGATATCTCTGACTTTGTATTTTTTGAATCCAATAAAGGTTTTTATCTTACATCTTTATCTAATTTAATAAACAATCAATTAGATCAACCTTTTGATGAGTATAGTTTTATTACAGATGGTCAAGCACCATTACCAAAAGATACATCTATAGGTTATACAAATGATGCCTTTCCAGATAATCCAGAAATGTCACAGATTAATGAGATAACAATACCTAGAACTATAGACATATTAGACAGTCAATTATCAGGACATTATGCTAATAATACAATTACATATGATTTCTTTGCTAAAACAAAAGGACAGTTTTTAGCAGACGTTAGAAGAGACTTCCCTTACTATGGTAGAACAGATGCAGGCATTCCTGTACCGGCAGGAGTTCCTCGTGATTCCTTTTCTGTTACCAATATAAAATATGTAAATGGATTTTTATCCTTAAATAGAGCAGGAGGTTTTCCTAGCGATGGTGCTGAACCATACAAAGAAGAAGTTAATCCAGCATTTACATTATCAGATTCTATTAGACAACAATACATGAGTTCTTTTAAAGATTATACTTTTGAAATGATTGTACCAGGTAGAACAGACATAGAAGTAGGACGTGTAATAAATTTAAATTATCCTTTAGCAGGAGAAAAACAATCAGGAGAAGAATATTTAGATCCTTTCTTAGCAGGTTCCTATTTAGTAACAGCAATAAAACATGAATGGACTTTTACAGATTATAAAATGAGAATGGAAATAGTTAAAAATGGACTTATGTACAGCATGGGTGATGCAGAGGATGAGGTAAACTTATATGAAGACTAATATTAATACACCTAAAATGGTATGGTGGACAGGAATTGTAGAAGATATTATTGACCCTGCACAAGCAGGAAGAGTAAAAGTAAGAATATTTGGATATCATACACATGATAAAACTATTCTTCCAACAAAAGATTTACCACTAGCAACTCCAATTAATCCTGTTACAAGTGCAGGAATGAATGGCATTATGGAAAACCATTCATTAACTTGTGGAGCAACTGTCGTAGGATTTTTCGCAGACGGTGACGATGGTCAAATACCTATGATAATGGGAACAATAGCAGGTAAACCATATGAAAGAATATTTACAGGAGAAGGATTTGAAGATCCTAATGGCAACTGGCCTAGAGAGGCAGACAGTCCTAAAGGTTATGCTGGAGTAGGAGAACCAGATGTTTCACGTTTAGCAAGAGATAATGCAGAAGATTCCTACTCATTAAAAAACAGAAGGTCTAATAGAGAAACAAAAGTAAGAACAGCAAAGGCACCTAGTGTACAAACAGATAAAATATTAGATGATAAAGGTGGAATAGACTATGAAGGAGCAACATGGGACGAACCACACCCAAGAGGAAATCCTACAGACAATGATCCTTCAGGAGATTTTACACCTAGTTATTGGGACCCAATGTCAGGAGGCCCACCTAAAGGTGATGAAACTTCTTTACATCCTTTAAATATTGTAAATGAAACAAGAGCAGGTATTGTACATGAAAGAGACAATACACCAAAGAACATAAGAATACATGAATATCATCCTGCTAATACATGGTATGAAATACACCATGATGGTAGTAAAATGGAAAACATTTCTAATCACAATTATAGAACAGTAGCAGGAAATGAAAATGTTTTAATTAGAGGTAATTGTAATGTTACAATAGCAGGAGATGCTAAACTTCTAATACAAGGTAATAAATATGAGGAAATAGAAAAAGATTATTTCCTTTCTGTTATAGGAGATAGAATTACAAAAATTAATGGTAATGATATTAGAGTAATAGGCACAGATGTAACTGAATCTATTAAAGGTAACAGAACAGTTCGTGTAGCAAAAGATGATACACAAACAATAGTTATGAATCAAACAGAATCTGTTGGCGGAACAAAAAGAGAAACTGTCAATGGTCCTGTAAAAGAAAACTTTGGAGACTTCCACGCAACACAAATTAAAAAATATAGATACCAAGATGTTGTAGATTCTATGATGACAAAAGTAGGTGTCAATTTTAAAGTAGGAGCAGGAGGTATTTCAGAAATAGGGTCAGCAGGTAATATGACAATTAAAACATTAGCATCTCAAATTGTAGATGTTGCTGTAGATGTCACAGAAACTGTTGGAGGTAATGTAAGCGAAACAATATCAGGTGACCAAACACAAGCAATCACAGGTAACTTAGATATTGATGCCGCACAAATAGACTTGAACTAATATGCCAGGAGTAAGTAGAGATAACGATACAGCAGGAGGAGATTTAATAGCTTCACAATCAACTGTCTTTGCTAATGGCCAGGCAATAATTATAGATGGAGATGCTGTAGCGCCCCACGGAGACCCTCCGCATAACGCAGCTACAATATCAGCAGGTTCGAATAATGTGTTTATAGGCGGAACAGCCGTTGTAAACGCTGGGGATTCGGCAACTTGTGGACATACAAGTAGTGGTTCAGGTAACGTAAACGTAGGATAGGAGAAAGACATGAGCTGTGGACCAGCAGAAGCGCTAAAAGGATTAGCAGACGGGATAGATATTTTAGATGATAAAATAGATTCCCTTATCGAAGAATCGCCGTTAGGAAAATTAAACGATTTAAAAGCAGAGGCAGAATCTGCTGTAAATGGAGTTATGGATGCTGTCAATGTAATGATTCCAGAAATAGGAGCAGGAGTTTTAGATGGACTTGTTCCTAAAGGATTACAAGATGACATAAAAGGAATAGCATCATTTGTATTAGCAGGTATAGCATCTAAAGATGCATTTGAAAATAAATTAAATTCTTTAAAAAGTAAATATGAAAATATGGACTTAGGAGACTTTAAAGATTTAGATGATGTTGTTGCAGCATTACGTTCAGGAGCATTAGATTTAGATAATATATGTAAACTAATACCTAATTTTGAGGAAGAGCCCGGAGGAATTGGATTCGCATTGAAAGGAATACCTACTTCTTTCCCTGAGATAGACCCCGTAGCACTTTTAAAAGGAGGTAAGTTACCTGATTTTCCTAAATTTGAATTTGATTTAGAAATAGAAGCAATAACAAAAGAAGCAACAGACGAATTTTTACAGTTTGACCTTCCAAAGTTCGGTTTTTAACTTATAAATACTTTAAATGGCAGACGAAAAAGTAAAATTAAATAGAGTCTATAAAGACATCGACATGGCATTCGGGCTAAACCCTGTGTCCTCTGACCTTGGTAAAAAGATAGATGTAAACGCAGTTAAACAGTCTATAAAAAATTTGTTATTGACTAAACCGTTTGAAAGAAAGTTTAACCCTAACTTAGCATCACCTTTAAATAGATTTTTATTTGAACAAGCAACACCAACAACAAGGCCCATGATGATAAGGGCGATAGAAGAAACAATAGGCAACTTTGAACCTAGATGTGAGATAGATGATATTGTTATTAGAGATGATATAGATAATCATTTATATCAAATAGCAATTTATTACCATGTAATAGGAATCAATGAACCTGACGTACTGTCTTTAAGTTTAACTAGGGTAAGGTAATATGGCAAATTTAGATGTAACAGAATTAGACTTTGAGGATATTAAGGATAACTTAAAAAGTTTCCTAAAAAGTCAAACAGAATTTAGTGATTATAACTTTGAAGGTTCTGGTTTGGCAGTTCTTATAGAATTACTAGCATACAATACACATTATAATGGTATGTTAGCACACATGCTTGCTAATGAAAATTTTATAGACACAGCAGTAAAAAGAGAATCAGTAGTTTCAATAGCAAAGGCATTAGGGTATACACCAAGATCAAGAGTAGGTTCTACAAGTAGAGTTAATTTAAGCGTTACACCAGACTCATCTTATACTTCTACAACATTAGAAATATCTAGAGATGCAACGTTCTCTACAACATTAGATGGGAATACATATACATTTTATCCATTAGAAACAACGGTAGTAAATGCATCTACTGTAGGTGGAGTAGGACCGTATTACATTTATGGTACAGACACAACAAAATCAGCAACAGCAGGATATTATTATCCTGTATATTTAACAGAGGCAGCAGCTACAGCAGCAGACTCAGCAAGTAGTTCTCCTGGTTCACATACTCACACATTTACAGAGTATCCTGGCAAAACTTTTTATATGCCTAATGGACAGATGAACCATGCTAAAGACACATTAGGCACAACAAGTCAAACAGACTATGGAGTATCTATTTCAACAGGACTAACATATGGTAGATATACAGATCAAACATCAGCATCTGCTACTAAATCACAATTTGACTTTAATAGTTTATTAATTAAAGAAGGTGTTAGGATAGCAAATCAATTTGTAGTTAATCCTACACAATTACAAGGACCTTTTGTAATACCAAATAAAAATATAGACACAGCTACATTAAGAGTTAGAGTAAAAGAATCATCAACATCTACAACTATTACAACATATACAAAATCAGATAAATTCTTAAATGTAAAAGCAGATTCAAAAGTTTACTTCGTAGAAGAAGGACCTGACGGTTTGTTCCAACTTAAATTTGGAGACGGAGTTATTGGATCAGCACTTACAGCTGATAATTTAGTTATTGTAGATTATATTGTTTCCTCAGGAGAGTTAGGAAATTATGCTAAAACATTCTCTCTAGGTAATACGTTATCTGGTTCAGGAGAAACTAAAAAGGTTCAACTTGTTTCACAAGGTTCAGGCGGACTATCCAAAGAAAATATAGATGAGATTAGATTTAATGCACCTAGATTTAACGCAACAAGAGACAGGGCTGTAACAGCAACAGATTACGAGGCATTAATATTAGCAAGTAATCCTAGTATAGAATCTTGTTCTGTATGGGGCGGAGAAAAGAACGACCCACCTATATATGGTAAAGTATTTATTTCATTAAATCCTACAACAGGTTCTATTATAACAGATTCAGATAAAGACAATATTAAAACACAGGTTATAGATCCTAAAACACCAGTAGCAATTATTCCTGAATTTGTAGATCCAGAATATACTTACATAGGATTAGAAATAGGTATCGTTTACAATCCTAAAGAAACAACTTTATCTAAAGGTGAGATAGAAGCAGCAGCACAAAACGCAATTGGCACATATTTTACTTCTAGTTTAAATAAATTAAATAAAAGTTTTTATTTTACAAAACTCCACGATGCTATTAAATCTTCTAATGAATCTATTAGTTCTTTAAATATACAAATTAAATTACAAAAAAGATTAATTGTAGAATATAATACTGTTAAAAATTATACAGTTAAATTTAATCACAAATTACAACCTAGAGAAATATCTAGTACATATTTTAATATTACAGTAGGGGGAGCAACGCATAAGGTATTATTAAGTGATACACCAGCAGCCTCAGTAGTTGCACCTAGTTATTCAGGTACAGGAATTATAAATGCTATTAAAGTAGATGGAACAGTTATAGCAGACATAGGGACAGTAGATTACGACGCAGGAACAATTAATATTCCTTCTACTACAATAGCTTCTTTATATGGTTCAGAAACATCTATAAGAATAAATGCTAGACCACATGATTCG